CAAGCAACTGGTTCAGCTCCTGAAGTAGCAGCAGTTGGAACTGATACAAATATTGATTTTAATTTAACTCCAAAAGGAATTGGAAGAGTTACATTAAATGGTAATGGTAAAATTCAAGGTCTTACAGAAAAAGTTAATGTTAATGGTACATTCACATCAAACATTAACTTTGATACAAATACTCAAGCAGTTCAATTAGACACAGCAGCAGCTTCTGCAAACTTTACAGTTAATTTAAGAGGTGATGGTTCAAATTCTTTAGATGCGTCTATGGACACAGGTGAATCAATCACAGTTGCATACATTTCAAAACAAGGTGCAACAGCATATTATAATACTACAGTACAAGTAGATGGCTCAGTTGTAACTCCAGTATGGCAAGGTGGAGCAGCGCCAAGTGCTGGTAATACAACATCAAACGATGTGTATACATTTACAGCTATTAAAACAGCTTCTTCTACTTTCACTGTACTTGCAGCACAAACGCAATTCGCGTAATAACAGGAGGATAGAAAGATGCCAATATTAGGTTCATTCGCAGCCGGTTCAAAAGGTGGATATGGAAAAGGTGGAAAAAAATCCGATCCAATTGATGTAGATTATTTAGTCATCGCAGGTGGCGGTGGCGGAGGATATAATGATGCTACCGGAGGCGGTGGCGGAGCGGGCGGATATAGAACTTCTTTCCCCGGTGGAACAAAATTAACAGTAGATTCTGGAAATGTACCGATCACTGTCGGAGCAGGTGGAGTAGCTAATCCTAGTTCGCCTATATCTGATGCTACTGGAACCGATTCTACATTTCAAACCATTACCTCAAGCGGTGGTGGCGGAGGAGGACCTGCACTTGGAGGTCCTACTGGAAGACCAGGAGGATCAGGTGGTGGAACTTCAGGACCAGGAAGTGGAGGATCAGGTAATGCTGGAGGTTACTCACCACCAGAAGGAAATCCAGGAGCAGGTGGATCTCCACCTAGCGGTGGTGGTCAAAGTAGCGGCGGCGGAGGCGGCGGCTCAGGAGGATCAGGTAATACTGGACAACCTACTGCAGCTGGCGGTGGCGGACAAGGTACAGCATCATCAATTACAGGATCACCAGTAACAAGAGCTGGTGGTGGAGGCGGATCAGCTAATTTTGGAGCATCTCCAGGACCTGGAGGACCAGGTGGTGGAGGAAACGGCGGTTATAGAGGAGGCGGTCCAACTGCTCAATCTGGAGCTGCTAACACAGGTTCAGGAGGAGGTTCAGATGAAAATCTTGTAACCACTTTAGGAGGATCAGGAGTAGTAATTATTCAAGCTCCAGGAGCATCAGCACCACTTTTTTCAGCTTCACCAGGGGCAAATACAATTACAACAGCTCCAGGAGGAGAAACAGTTATTACTTTTACAACAACAGGAACTTTAACTTATACGTAATATTATGGCACATTTTGCAGAGATAGATTCAAACAATAGAGTATTAAGAGTTTTAGTTGCAGATAACGCTGATGTTGATGCTAATGGCGGAGATCAATCAGAATCAGCAGCTGAACATTTTAAAACTATAGCACCTTTATCTGTAAATGGTGTTAAATGGGTTCAAACTTCTTATAATTCTAATTTTAGAAATACTTATGCGGGTATAGGTTATATATATGATGAAACTAATAATGTTTTTATAGCACCGCAACCTTATCCTTCTTGGACTTTAAATAATTTTAAATGGGAACCTCCTGTGCCAAAACCAGTAAGCACTCCAGAAAATCCTCAAATATATATCTGGGATGAGGATAATCTACAATGGGTAGGTTCTGAAGATTAAATATAAACAAATAGATAAAGAAATAATTTACACTAAACTTCCAAAAGAAATAATTAAAGAACTTTCTTTTTGGAAAAAAGAATGTGATAAAATTAAAAGACACCCTCTTTCTAAATTAAAACTTCATGAAAACGTTGGTTCTAAAACTAACAGTTATCAAGTATCTGTCCCAAGTATTTTAGTAGAAAATTCATATTGGTTAGCTCTTGTTCTTAGATTATGCGAAGCTATAACAAACGAAGACCATAGAAATTTTTTCATAAGAAAATGGCATGGTCACTTTGACGGTTATGATATGTGGATAAATTATGCGTATAAAGGCAATAGTAATCCTAAACATCATCATGGCGGATTTTTATCAGGGGTAGTTTATTTAAATAATAAAAGTGATGTAACCCACTTTTTAAAAAATAATATAAATTTTATAGGTAAAAAAGGAGATATGATTCTTTTTCCATCTAATTTAGAACATAAAGTTGAAACACAAAAAGAAGATTATGAGAGAATAACTTTTGCTTTTAATATTAATAAACTATAAATCTATACTTTGTATTTCACAGTAACTGTCTAATCCAATATCTCCTATTTTTCCAACAGGGATAAAATTAAACGCTAAAGATATTCTATCTTCATTAAATTTATTTTTATTTACTTTGTGGAAAACCTCTGCAGGGAATATTATTATATCTCCAGGTAGGGCATCTAAAAAAAATTCTTTTCTATTAAATAAATTCCAATTTTTAGGAATTAAATGAAACCTTCTAGTTTCATAATCTTGAAAACTAATGGTAGCTTTTTGCTTAGGTGTTTTTAAATATAAAACTCCACTATACATGCAATTATTATGATTATGATATTTAGATTTTTCATTATAAAGTGTTTTAGTTAACCATGATGTTGTTATTTTAAATTCCTGTTTTAATTCTAGTACGTTATTAGCGTAATTATAAAAATGTTCTTCAATATGTTTTTTTATTTCTTTATACGGTTTTTTATTTAAAATACTTCTATCAACCGATGATGATGAGAATTTTTCACTAGAATCAAGATCTGTAGAAACCCATTTAACTTTATTTAATTGGGAATATATTTTTTTAACATCATAGTCTATGTTATTTACATAGATGGGTTTAGAAAAAAGTGGGTATACTTTTCCGTCTTTCATTTTTTTGTAAGTATTTCTATATTATTTCTTAGATTTGCAACTTTTATTAAAAACTCTTCATTAATTTTTTGAAGAGTTTCTATTGTTAATTCATATTTTTTAAGTTGTTCTTTTAAGGTTTGATTATAATCTTTTTCACCTTTTATTACCATTCTTATTTCATCAATCTCTGTTTCTAATTGTTTAATTTTTTTATTTTGTTCTTCTATTATATGTTTATTTTCTATAATTATATTTTCCATAATATTTTTATCCTATGTTAATTTAAAATTTTTAAAATCACTGGGTAAGCCTAAATGAGGACGGGTATCAAATATATTTTCTTTTGATCCAGAAGTATCTAGATTACTGTAATGTAAAAATACTTGAGCACAATCTTTTCCTTTAAAAGGTTCTCTCCAATGTTCTAATTCACTACCTTTATATAATAACATATCACCCTCTTTCAAATTAACTTTTACTCCTTTTGGAGCGTTAGGTTTATGTAATTCTTTTTTTTCATCTATAACACTGTTATATCCTGTTGGATCAATAAATATTGGCCATTGTTGACCACCTAAAAACATAGTGACTGATATTTCACAACTAAATCTATCCTTATGTCTTTTTAATACGTCTCCATTTTTATATATTCTTGTATATGAATAATTAGGTATTAATTTTAATTTAGAATATTTTTGTACTACTGGTAGCATTTTTATTAATAGTGTTTCCATACAAGCATCTGCGTAATGAGAATAAGTGTTAGGAACTTGTTGGTCGTTCCAATGTCCATATTCTTCTGCAAATGGAGAAATAAATTTTTTCTCAAATAATGTTCTTGCTATTTGTCTTTTTAATAAAAGATATTTATATAAATAATCTGAAAAATCTTCAGAAATTGCTGATTTAATTATTTTATATTTTTTAGTTTTAAAACTCATCTAAAGGGTCTCCCTACGTTCCATATCACAAGAGAATACCTTGTGCCTTTTTTTACTTTTTTTACTCTGTGTCTAACAAAACTTGGAAATACAATTATAGATCCTAAAGTTCTAGCTTCTTTACAAACAACTATATTTTCTTTTTCACTTCTGTTAGGATTATTAATATTAAATTCTAAATCTCCTCCTGTAAAATCTTTTTCAGGATCCGATAAAATACAACTCACTGATAATTTTCTTATCTTACCGTGCATATTTAAATTATCAGGTTTATCATATGGATCTACAAATGAATCTTCGTGCCAACCATAAAATTGTCCAGGTTTATATCTTGTAAATTGAAAAGATTCAGAAATATCCCAATCAAAATTCCAACCAGCAGCTTTGTTTGCTTCATGTATATAAGGTTTAATTTCTTTCCAAATCCAATAATCATCTAACCAAGTTATATTTGATTTTCTAATTTTTTGTAAATTTTTAATTTCTTGTTTAGTTAAAGGATTTATTTTTAAATTTCTTCCCCTTAAAACCGTATCACCTGTTATCGCTAAATGATTTTCTTTAGACTCTGCATATCGTATAACATCATTACAAAACTTTGTATTAAGAGCACTATTAAAATAGTAATAACAATTTTTCAATATCATGATATATCTTTATTTTTATAGTTTTATATAATATTATTTATAAAAATCAATAGATGTTAAATGTCCTTTAAATTTGAAGATAAATTAGAAAATATAGAATATCCTAAAGGCAATCAATCTTGGAATATAGCCGGAATTATAAAAGGTCAAAATGGTTTCTATAAATTTGATACTAGACCCATACAAAAAACTAAAGAAGGTGAAATAGGTAAATATAGTTCATTTAATACCAAAGCTGATAAAATGGTATTCGAAAGAAAAGATCAGTGGGTCATAGTAGATGTGGAAGAATTACATAAATATTTAAAAGATAAAAAAATTAAAAAAGTTTATTTACAAGAATTGATATTTGAATTAGATTGGAATATAACACTATCTAAAAAAGAATGAAATATTTATACTATTATATTCCTAATTATTTGTCTTCAAAACAAATAAAAAAATTAAATAAGGTTCTTATAAAAGGAAAGCCTTTTAACGAAAAAGCTTCAACAGTAAAAACATCCAGTGCTTTTTACAATCCCTATAAAGGTGTTAGACATTTAACACCAGATTTAGAAGACACAGCATTTCTTATAAATAGAGAAGCTTTTGGATTTAATATAAATCCTTTTTTAAATAATGATAATTTTATTATTAATATCTATGATGAAAAAAATAAAGGCGAATATAAAATACATACAGATTCAGAAAATTTTGATAAAAATTATACTATCAAAATTACCTTATTATTAAATTTATCTGAAAAAAAATATGAAGGAGGAGAGTTTTCTTTATTTGCACATTCTAATTTACACATAGTAAAAGAATTTAATGAACCAGGTACATTGTTGATGTTTCCCTCATATATTCCACATCAAGTTTCTCCAGTAACAAAAGGTCAAAGAATTTCAGGGACTTTTTTCATAACTGGACCTTGGTGGAAATAAATACACGTCTTTACAGATATAAGGTATTGAAATATAATACTATCAAAATAATAAAAAGCATATATAATGAGGTGCTATGCTTCAGAAAATACAATTTAAGCCAGGATTTAATAAACAAGCTACAGAGACCGGTGCCGAAGGTCAATGGGTAGATGGGGATAATGTA